GGTTTTGGCGTCATAACCCGTGCGTAATTCGAGTCCGCACCGTTCGTATGCTTCTTCAATTAAATCGGAAGCATCGAGCTTAAATGTCTGAGTGCCGGAAGTAGCCATTTACGCACACATCAATGTAACAGAGGTAACGTTCGTTACAGCAACCGTTGAATAATCAGACGGACTATCCGCAGTGCGAAGCCCATTCGCCGGAATCATGATGTCCTGCGTAACCGTTGCCGACGCTGGAGTAGCAAGATTCAGAATCGTCTGAGAACTACCCGCCTTCGTAACTACAATAGAACCGGCAGAGCCGGAAGCCACATAGTAAACACCTTTGATACGAGTCAATGGCAAATAAACGCCTGCACTAAGAGCATAACCAATAGTTACGGCCCCAGCCGTGTTAGCATCAGGGGTGATTGAAGTTACAGATACGAAGTAATTTGTAGAAGTGAACGCAACAGCAGCACCTGCAAGAGTTTCAGTCAACGTATTACCATCAACCCCTACGCCCACGATTACAAAGTTCTTACCTGTCTCGTCCGCAGCCGGAGTCACGGTGACTTTATACGCAACCCCATGATATTCAGGCTGCGTATTAGCCAACGTAAACGGCGTACTTGCGGTTCCGCTTGCAGAAGTGACGTAGAAATCTGCGTCACTACCAAACGTTACAGCCCAAATATCGGAGCTCATACTGATCTCCTATTAAGCCTGACCAACAATAGTGATCAATAGCTTTCCAGCGGTGTAAGTGGCGTCATCGGTATCCTGAGCGACCAGATACAGGTACTGATCCGCCGCGATAGTATCACCATAAACAGCAGTACCCGCTGAAAGGTCGCCCGAATCAAGAATCTGAGTTTCGGTCAAACCAGTAATCGCACCATCGAATGCACCAGTTGCTTCATCAGCAGAATACAAATCGATATTTGGCTCACCAGTGCCCGGAGCTTCCAGACATTCCATCTTCACCGACAAAACAGTACCGTTTACAGCCGCTGTTACCTGACCAATATAAGAAGGGTTAGCGGAGGCTGCTTCACCGATGATATCACCAGCCGTGCCGCTTGAATCCAAGCCGGTCAGGTCGATAAAAATTTGGGTGGTAATGATTCCACCAGCTTGGACCACTGAAGTTTCGTACACAGCGTTAGCTGCATCAGTAATACCGGCGCCAGAAGCCATAGATTCGGTAGGGTTGATGCTACCTACAAAACCAGCCGTAGAAGTGACTGGACCAGAAAAAGTTGTGCTCGACATGAGAATATCTCCGTGTTTGCAGCACTAACCACGTCATCTCTGCAAAAGTCCGCTGGGTCGGTTGACGTGGCTGGATGTCCCAGAACCTGTAGGGAGTATAGACCGACAAAATCAGTTTGTCAAGCCCATAAAAAAGCCCCTCCGGAGAGGGGCTTTTCTGGGTGCGCTCTTAGGCTCCTTCAGAACCGTAGATTGCACGCCAATCGGACCATCCGAAGCTGTAACGTTCGCGCGCTTTATAACGGACGTTACCAGTTTCGAAATCGCCTTCCATCCCAGTCTTCATAGCTGCACGCTGGAAGTGCTTCAGACCATTCGGTGCATCGGTCTTGATGAACCATGCATCGACATCGGTCAGGTAGTTATTAACTACATAACCTTCCGGCAGCATACCACGTGAACGAATCGCATTGATGTCGTTGTCTGCGGTAGCAGTACGGAGGTTTGAAGCCATCAGACGTTCAGCAACAAAGCCGAGGTTTGACGGGATGATCAGCTTACGCCCCTGAACGTTTACCTTCAGACCACGCTCATCTACGAAGTTGCCGATTGCAATCAGCGCAGCTTCGAGAGAAGTTTCATTGAGGTCTGCGGCAGTAGTCGGGGTGTTTGCTACGTTACCACCAGAAGTAGTCGGGTGAGCAGTGCTGAGCAGAGCAACGCTGTCACCACCAGTGTAGCTAGCGGAGAAGCCATTGTTCAGAACGTTTGCACCCTTAACCTGCTTGGTGTAGTTCATGGAACGAGCCAAAGCCTTGGTGTAACGTGAAGACAGCTTGTCGTAGAGGTTATCTTCGATTGCTTCTTCAGTCAGTGAGAAGGCCAGAGCTACAGTTTCATGGCTGTAGCGAGCAGTCCAGACTTCAGCGGCGGAGTCATAAGTGACGCCAGCGCCTTCGCCCTTGGTCGGAGCCTGACCGAAGCCAGAGAGCATTACCTCTTCTTCGAATGCGCGATCAGAAGATTCGCTATCGAAAATGTCAGTATGCTGCTGCTCATAACGGGAGTACTCAAGACCGAACAAGGCATTCAGTCCCGGCTCCAGCTCTTTAACGAGTTGTGCACGATTAATAGCCATTGTTCAGCTCCTTAAATACCAGTGCCTGCCGGAGACTCAGCGTATTCATGTTCTACGATCTGCACGTAAACGCGAGCGTAGTCAGAAGCCGGGTCGTTATCCGGGGTATCAACAAAATCCAGAATACGCAGTTGCGCAGTGCTGGTGCCAGTGGTGCTGCTAACCTTCTGACCAGAACGACCAGTGGTCGAATTACCAGAAGTTGCATCATCCATGTCAGCGAGCTGACCGATATCAGCGATGCCAGAAGCGCCTTCCATCTGTGCAGCATAAACGATGCTAGGATCGTCATATACATACGCAGTTGCATAAGAGCCTTTGACAGACTGACCTGCAGGCCAAGTCTTGCTGAAAGTAATTTCACCATTATCTTTGGTGAAAGAACAACCTGCAAATACACCGATGACGGAGTCTCCTTCGCCAGAAACTTCGATCGTACCTGCAGCAACCAACTTAACGAGATCGCCGTTGAAGATTGCGGTAGCGTAATCATCAGCAATGCGATACTCCTTGGAACGAATAGTACCGCCGGTCAAGTGATATGCCGGGGTAAATCCGTTAGGGGCATTTACATTAGCCATAGCTAGTGTCTCCTAATGAAGATTCACAATTAAGAATCGTCTGCGCCTTTACGGTTCAGAGGATTCCCGAACGTCGTCTGCGACTGGCGATTCGGTTTAGAAATCGGCATCGCAGAATTGCTTTCCCGCATGAGATCGTTATCAACCGAAGCCATCATATTTTCCGCTTGTTCACGGTAATACTGGTTACGTTCTTCAGCAATCTCTTCGGGAATTTTAGCGAGGATTAACCCACCTACGCCAATGGTTCCTGCGTGTTTGCCTTCTTCAATAGTTGGGGCCATAAAGTCAGGATGGTCTTCAGCGCGTACAGGCTCATAACCTTCACGCATACGCTTCGACATATTGACCTTATCGTCCACACCACCGGTTGCTTCACGCAACCAACGATACTTGTATCCCGGAGGTGCCTCCGGAGCATCTAGCATTGAAGGGGGTGTCCACGACTTCTTGCGCGTTGTCTTTTCGCGAGTTTCTGCGGCTCTACTTGTCCGATCGATTGGCATTTGGAATTACTCCTTACTGCTTGACGTACTTGGCGTACTCTTCAAGAGGCACCCCTAACCGATTTGCAATAGCAATTTGGCTGGGTGAAAGTTTTACTTTGCGTGCGCTTTGTTTCGCACCACCACGAGTGGCAGATGCAACCGCCTGCACGGGGCGGGTTGATTTAAACTTATGCGGAAAGGCTTCCCGCATACGCTTGTCTAGCTCAGCATAATACGAATCGCTTGCCGGGTCAACCCCTTCGCGCTCAACGAGTGTGCGATGAATCCCAAAAGCGGCGTAGGTCATCGCTTCATCTGAACCAAACCAACTGTTCTTTTCAGCCCACTCCTCTGCCCTTGGGTCTGGACGAGAGGGTTGCTGCGGAGCGCGAGGCTGTTCATAAGCAGGTTGCTGCTGCGGCATCTGTGCCGCCTGTTCACGACGAGTGCGAACACGGCGCAGATTTTCTTGCTCTACTGCAAGACGTGCCAGAACCTGATTAGCTTCAGCAATCGCTTCCGGATCACCTGAATCAAAAGCAGCTTTGTAGCTCGCTTTCGCTTGCTCTAGCTGCGTATCAATACGAGTTACATATTCGTTAAAGAGCGTTGCGTCTTGATTTTGGCTCAAACGCTTCGATTCTTCTAGCTGCGCTTGAACCGCTTTAGCGTATTCAATAGCGGCTTGTTCGCGACGTTCCGCTTCACGGTACTTATACGTCAGCTTATCAATACGTTTCTTAACGCCATCTCCGTATTCACGGAGCTCATCATCCCCTTCCATCAACTGCTGAAGACGTTCTTCAGCTGTAGGGCGATGTTCCTCTTCTAAGACGTCGTTAGACGCATCTTCAACGTCAGTGGAAACATCCGCTGCGCTGTTTTCTACTTCCTCTTCAGGAAGCTCTAGTTCAATCTTTTCTGCTGCATTAGGCATGGCTTTCTCCATGTATGCTTGAATAGTAATTCAAGGGAAAATCAAAAGTAAAGCGAAACTTAGTACTTGGTCAAAATTGCTTCCGGGTCGTCTACAACAGCCAATACCTCATCGTCATTTAGAAGACGAATTTCGCCCCCGTCAATCGGAATACGCGCACCGGCATAACGACCAAAAACAACCCAATCACCATCCTTGCACCAAGGACCATTCGGATACTTATCCGGATCCTTATAGGCGTCAGGACCTGACTTCAAAACCAGACCAACTACCGTGGCTACCTGTTCACGCTCACGAGTTTGATCCGCAAGATAAATACCGCCTTTCGTGCGGTCAGATACCTTGTACGGCAAAATCAACAAGCGATAACCGGTAGGGTTAGGAAGCTGTTCTAGATTCTTAGGTGCTTCTTGCTTACTTTCTTCTTTGCGAGCTTTCGACTCGGACTTATCACTATCGAAATTCAGAACAATGTCCGGAACCTCTTTCTTCTCAGCTACTGCTGTCATTGCGCTTTCTCCCAGCGTTTAAGCAGGTCTAAAATTTCGTTTTCAGCAAAGGTCAGACCCGAAACCTCGCCAACGAGCTGCTTATATTGGTCCCAATCACTGACACCACCATAAGACAGTTTTTCTGTAATCTGGGATCTACGACCCCGGATTTGCTTTAACAAGTACTCCGATATATCGAGAGTATCCATAAATTATTTCTTGTACTTTCCGCCTCTAGAGGCTTTACCCATACCCCGGCATTTACCAACCATGCCGCCGTCCTTGTAACCTTTCTTCTTTACCATGCCACCGCACTTATAACCTTTCTTTTTCATCGTGGTCTCCTTTTTAGGAACACAGTTTGGAACTTTACGCCCGTCTTTTTCTTTCATGCCAATGGCTTCGTAACCTTCCCAGCATGGAGTTTTCTTAGCCATGATTAGAACCAATAATCATTAGGGTTGGTTACGGCCAGCGGAGCATAGCCTGCATTGATCGGTGGAGTGTACTGCTGCTTAACCAACGGATTGGTTGAATAC